TTTCTTGATAAGCATGACGTGGTGGTCCATTCATAGCAAAAGAGCACCGGACATTTCGGTCCGGTGCTCTGTGATGGTTACTGGTGTTGTACTGAGGATCAATCCTCAGACTTCGCTACCTTGACAACCTTGTAGCGATCTTTGGCGTCGCGGTCGATCAGACTCGATACCAGATGCAGACGGCGGAGATGGGCGTTAACGCGATCCTTCGTGATGCTGTCATCAACTTCGACGACCGCTTCGTGGATCTGTGCCGCAGTGAGTCCGTTCTTGCCCGCCTTGAACAGAACCGAATTGATCAGATAAGCGGAAGATCCTTCACGGGAACCCCATCGGTCGGTGTTCGCTTTCTCGGCCTTCTCAGCTTTCTTCGCTGGCTTCTTGTCTTTCTTGCCGGACTTCTTGGATGACTTCTTCGGTGCTTCATCCTCGTCATCTTCGTCGTCCGCTGGTTTGGCTTTCTTTCCGGACTTCTTGGACTTCGTTGGCTTTTCGTCCTCTTCCTCCTCTTCCTCGTCGTCTTCGTCCTCTTCCTTTGCAGGCTTCTTGCCCTTCGCTGGCTTCTCAGCCTTTGCTGCTGGCTTCTCAGGTTTGGATGACTTCTTTGGAACGGTCGGGTCGTCGCCGGAGACTTCAATATCCTTTTCTGCATCACGGGCAGCGGCGATGTCGGCGAGAACTTCGATCTCGTACTTGCCGTCGTCTTCGTGGTCTTCCATGTTTTCTTCAACAAGGGCGAGCAACGCTTCGTTGCTGATAGGTTTACCCTTGACGGTTGTCTTCAGACCCATCTCGTCGGCGGCTGCTTTGAGATCCTTACGTGAAATCTTTTTGGACATGGTACTGGTGTTCCTAAACGAACTGAAAAACTGTTTGCCAAAATTGGCGCGGAGCGTACACTAATAAAAAGTCGTAGAGATGTTAAGTTTCAATCTGCGGATTTTTCAGAATTTTCCGAAACTGGTTCCGGAGACGGCAGTTCCATCACGTTTGTCATGGAATCCAGAACAAAAGTATTGTGAGCCGTTTCTTCCGCTGGTGGACCGGCTTCCGGTGCTGGCATCGAAGGGAGTGCTGCCGCTCTTTCTGTTGGTGGGGTTGCCAGCGATTCGATAATCGCTGCAGTTAGCCGCCTCCAGTAGAATTGACGATGTTTCGATGGTACACGTTCCCCCATCATGACGATGCCGTCCCGGACAGCTTCGCGTTCTTCGTGCGTTAGCTGAGAGTAAATCTTGTCGCTGTAGTAGCGGGCAATCTGAGAAATCAAAACGGCTTCAGGCGATTTGGCGTGTTTTGTCATCATCAATGAAAGTTGAATGCGAACTTTCAAATTGGTATCAACCACAGTGAGCAACGGATCACTATACCCCTCTGGTGGGTATTTCATTTCGGGTATATCGGTGAGGTCGATCTTCATTTACTTCTCCAAGGAATGAAACTACGGAAATGGAACCACTATTCTGAAGTCGTAGAGATGCGGATTTTCATTTACGGAATTTACTGGATTTTCTTTCTGACGTCTCCAGCTTCCGAGGAACCCATATCGCACACTTTGCCGGGGAATAGGTCGCAAGGTCAGATGCTACGTAGATCGAGCGAGACTTGGAACCAGTGCGGCGGAATGTGTATGAGAGTTTGAAGATGCTTTCGTGAATCTCGGTGCGGTCGATACCGATCTCCGCCGTGATGAAAGCTCTCTTTGTCTTTGATTCGCTGAAAGACTTTTCTGACAGTTCTTCTGAGTACGCAGAAGCATTCGCTTGCGTAGCGGTAACCAGTGCCAGTTTGTACGACTGGGACAGTGTACGCAGATCGCCCCAGATTTCTGTAACAGCGAATCGATTGTCCTGATACTTACTCTTGCTCGCTCCGAGAATGTCCGCGTAGTCAACAACGACTACATGGATCTGGATACCGCGCATAGATAGAGAATCCAAAATGGATCTAATGGTTGAGACGGTAAGCATACCTCTGGGGAAGTTACGTGAGAAAAAACGATTTCTACACGCCTTTTTGAGTCGCTTCTTGATGCGATTGATTTCATCCTGAGTAAGTGCTTCCGCTGTCTCAACTTCCTCAACGTCGAAGATGACTTCGTTACCTTCCGACGTGAGGTCATTCCAGATCCACCTTGGCCCCTCTTTGTATGGCTTCCCCGCAGACCTCGCCGCGAACCTGAGAAACACCTGTTCATCCGTCATATCCCCCGCGTCAAGGTAGAGAACGTTTTTGTTGGACTTCAGAGCAGAAATAGTCGTTTCAAGTAACCACTGGGACTTCCCACGTTTTTCAGGAGCAAGGAACGCGGTGAATGTACTCGGTGCAAACGTGTCGTCGAAGAACTTGTCAACTACTTCATTATCGAAATGGAAGACGGGGGCTGAAATCTTTGAGATGTCCGTGCCTACGTTCGGATCGTCAAAGATCGAATCGTATTCAGGTTCCCTTGTCAGCGTTACCGGCATTGCTCCCGGTACAATGTCAACGATGTTATCCGCAGAAGAACTACCACCCATTCTGTCAGAAGCGATCAGCACCTGCTGCCGTCGTAGTACTTCCTCAGTGATATCAAATAGCTGGTCTCTGCGGAACGTAGTCCCTTCCCACGCTTCAGCCACAGACAGTCGCAGGTTATCAATAGCTTCGCAAAGATCCCCACCACCGGACTTCTCTTCGAACGGTTCGAGGTACTGCATACGAAGGATATCATCGCCGGGGGCTTTACCTGCTTTCACATAATGCTTCAGGCACCACTTGACTATTCGCTTTGGGGCATCAGCCAGAAACAGATCGTCTTCGTGCTGTGCGTGCCACACTGCGGCAGAGTGCAGAACCTGCGAATCATTTATCATCGCCCCCAGAACGATCAGATCGCGTTTTTGATTCTTGCTGGTTTCTTTGATTTTCATTATTGATAGTTCTCCTGATTACTGCATTTACGACTGCATCGGCAATGTAAGGGTTTTCCTGTCCTGCTCGCGTTGATCTGAGCATCGCTTGTAACTCTGCCACCATCGGCTGTGGGTTCTTGTACGAGATGTTGTGTACCGATCCACCCAGCGAACCATTCCATCCACTCCAGCTCACTTTCGATTTGAGATTCTTGATGAATGGAATAGTGTAACTTCTTTCGAACACGTCAATCAGTGCCGGAGTGACAACGTCGAAGAACACCTGAAACTTATTCTCTTTCTTCAGGTTCTCACGATACTGTTCTGCCGCTTCGATAATGTCACCGCAGAACTCCAGATACTCCCACGCTGCGTAGATCAGTTCTTCTTTCGAAGTTGTCAGACCCTGAACCTCTCGTCGTGCCTGACACATCAACTTTTCTGGCAGATGTGGATGAATCGTTCGGTATGACGGCAGATCCCATTGCTTTGTCTGGTTGTGAGCGTGTTTGTACATCCAGACAACATCATCCCACTTAGCCCGGAGTGCTCTCGCTGACTGTACCATCGCTTTCAATTTTGGGTCTGTCGAGTAGACATTGCAGAACCAGTCGAATACTGGTGGGAAGTTGTCTTCCGACTCGGATAAAAGTCTCAATACTCTCGACCATTCCGTCAGAGACGTTTTCCGCGAGAGTCCAATTCCAGCCTTGATGAGACACGAATGTAACTGTGTTGCCAGAGTCTCCGATTCCTTTGTCGAAACGGGTCGTGTCGATTTGTTGTGGTGGAACAGTTTGTCCATCGCTTTGCTCCTGTGTTATTTCAATAACTTCCTGAGAGATTTAAGTTCGCTGGTATCAGCACTGTCGGGATCTTTTGCTTCCAGTTCAATAGTGAATGTCTTTCCGGGCAGCAGAGATAATTCTTCTGCCAGTCGTTGCATATACCGTTCCGCACCGTGGTCGTAACAGATGTACCGTTTTGGATACTTCGCTAACTGTTTGATCTGGGCTTTGCTGACTCGCGTTCCGAGTGTACCTAATGCACCGGGACCGATAGCCCACACGTCAAACAATCCTTCCACGACGACCACACTGTTCCGGGCATAGTCGTGACCGTAGAGCAACTTCTTATGATCGATCATCTCTTCTGATTTGCTGGCTGTCAGATAGCGAACAATATCTTCTGACTTTGCAATAGAGCGAGTGGTCCAGCTTACGACACGGTCGTTGTATTCAAACGGTATGAATATCCGCCACTGCAAACGACCACCTTCCAGACCGATTCCCTGTATGTGCCAGAGTTCCTGTAAGCGAAGCCATGAGTACCCCCGATCTCTCAGGTACTGCTTATGACAATCCTGCAACGGACCAATCCCATCCGGCAGTTTAAGAACTCCTGAGGCTTCGATTCCCTGTTGTAGATTCTTCTGTCTGGGTAGTTCGGCCACTATCTCACGGACTACAGCGAGACTGGCCCCTGTTAACGCCTGCAGCGTGCTTTCCAGATGTTTTCCACCACAACGCCAGCAGGAAAACCTACCGATCGCAACGTTGTATCCAAGGTGAAACTTATTACTGCCGGGACCGCAGTTGTAACAGTCAGTTTGTATCCAGCCGCGACTGGTGTGTGCTCCGTGGGTTCGATATGGGATTCTGTACTTTTCGCAGATTTGGATGAAGTCCATAATTCTCATTACACGGTGGAATTGAAATTGAGAACCGGGGGCTGTTTAATTCCGCCCGAACATTAGACAGTCGTAGCGATGCTAACTTTCATCGGAATAATGTTTTTTGTGACTGGGCAAGTTGTTCCAGCAGTTCGATAGATTCGCCTTCTCCACCGTCCAGAATCTGATTCAGGTTACCAGACTTCTCTTCGACCACTGACACAATCCGTTCTTCTACCGTACCCTGTGCCACAAGGTAATAGATGAAGCAGTGGTTGTCCTGCGAGATACGATGGATACGTGCTTCGCCCTGTGCGTGTCTCGCTGGAACCCAGTCAATTTCAAAGAACGCTAGATGACTGGCTGCAGTCAGGGTAAGTCCTTCGCCTGCCGCTTCGATGTTCCCGATGAACAAACGGCAGTTCGGATCGTTCTGGAATTTGTCAACTGCCAGTTTCCGCTTTTTCATGCTGGTGACTGTTCCGTCAACTCTCACATGCACCTTTGCGTACCTCTTACAAAGTTGCTCAATTGGTTCAGTGTGACATCCTAACAATACGAGTTTCTCGTCCGACTCGTGTAAGAAATCATCTATCCAATCTATCACATACTTCATCTTGTTCTTGATGATCAATCGCCTCAAATATCCAGTCTTCGAAAGAGACTGAGACTTCTTGGCTTTTAGCATCGCCCCCTTCCCATAGGTCTGTCCGACCCATGAAAGGAATTGCTTCTCTGCTTTCTTGTACTCGGCTTTATGTTCGTAAGGGAGTGGGATGATCTGTCTTGTGTATTCCGGCAGGTCTTTCAACACGTCTTTCTTCAGACGACGGAACATACACAGACGAGTCAGGTTACGGTGAAGTGTGTCAAGGTTCTGTGCTCCCCTGAATTCCAGCTTGCCGCGTATCACTTCAGCCTTACAGTACTTCGTACCGAACTTGACATACGAAGCATATCGGTCTGGTCTGAGCATATTGAGAACCGGCCACAGTTCGATGGGACGGTTGCGTAGTGGAGTACCGGACATAGGCAGGAAGTGATCACAATTCCACCGAAGCTGGTGTGTGAATTTATACTGGTCCGTTCTGCGGTTCGCTACTCCTTGGCACTCGTCAAGGATCAGGACTGCCGGTTCGATGTCACACAGTACATCGACCCACGCACCCAGAATAGCGAAGTTCAGAATGATGATCTCTGCTTTCTTTACCGCTCTCCGTCCGGCTTTGTTTACTTTACGACCTTCGAGTACCAGAGCATGTTTGCCAAAGTGATGGCGTGCCTCATACTCCCAGTTGTACTTCAACGATGCTTTGCATACGATGACGCACGGGAACTTGCCTTTCTGTACGGACCACAGAAGAGACAGAAACGATTTGCCGAGACCCATCTCATCACCAATTAAAACGGTTCCACGAAACTTTTCAATCAGGTGGAACCCTTCGACTTGATGTGGGAGTGGTTTAGTCAGAGACTTCCACTTCATACGTATGATACCTTTGCTCGTTGTAGTGACTCAACTCGGAATGTGAGAATCGGTTCACCACTGGGAGTATTAAATATGCGATAACCGTCGTCTACTTTCGTCATGGGTTGTGTGTACTCAAAGTTGTTGAGAATGCAACGATCAAGTACAATCGTCTTCAGCACCTTCTCTTCTTTGATTATACCCAAAGCGAGCATCCACCATTTGTCGCTTTCTTCATACTCGACAAACTTCTCTTTTGGCGGTTCTCCTGCGATAGTGTCTTCCATGTTAATGATGATCTGGCAAAAATCTGTTGTCATCGGAGTGCCTCTCGTATTTCGTTACAGATATCGTGCAACTGTTCAGACGACCAGTTAAAGTGCTCCCGCACTACCTTTAATACGCTTCTGGCTTTCGGCGTTCCGTCCAGAGCATACTTTACCCCGTCCGGCGGTTCCAAAGCCACCAGAACCGCGCCTGCGGCTTCCTGGGATAGCTCAGAAAGAAAGTCCGGGAATGAAAATCGGGCACGGTCTTGCATATCGAACTTGTCGGAAATACGTCGCATGGGGTGTTTGGCTTTTCGATTGACTTCGATGCGACGGGCAGCGTAGGTATCATCCCATACGACTTTGTACAGATATGCCTTGAACGCTTTACCGGCAGCAGGTCGATAGAAGCGACAGGCTTTGTCATACAGTAACCAGAGCGACGCTTTCATTTCTTCGAGATCACCGCCGATCTGGTTATGGACAGAATACAAAGCCTTCATCATATAAGGAATGTGCTTCTGGTACTCTTCAAGCGACAATGCTGGTGCAGAATTGGACAAGTGCGAACTCCTTTTGCTGGGTGAAGTGTCAGATGTTTGCGGGCGTACAGTCTAGCAAATTTCAACGCAGAACGCAACTAGGCAGTGGCTGGTGCCGCTTCGCTTTCGAGCGGGTATTCAGACCGTACTTCGACACGATTCACAACCGTTTGCTTCTGCCCCCGGTATTCTCCGTGTTCCTTGACCGTTACCCGGACAACGTACTCTCTGTTGTACTCCAGCCAGCGAGACGTGCCCGATGCAAACCAGACCAGCAGGTTACCAGAGACGTCTACCATACGGTGAAGACATTTGGAATCGCGGAACGTATTATATGGGTGAGTTCCTGTCACCTTGACTCTCAGGTCAAAGCGACTACCAACAAGGCCAATATGATCAGATACAGTTTTCCCAGTCGATTCTTCCATACACTTCTGGTATGAAACAACCGCACTCGCCGCGTACCCGATGGTCTTCCATGTGACGTATTCATTGTGGGCAATCACTTTCAGGTTGCTGTAGTAGTTGTTGCCGTCGGCATCGAGCGACTTCATCCAGTCGATAACCTTCGCTGCAAACGTTACGTCGTATTCTTCAGTTTCGATTGTCTCGATCTGCATACCGCGAGGGGGATGAAACTGATCGAAAGCGACAATACTGGTGGGCAGTTTGCATTCGTCTTCTGCCCTCGCTTTGTTGACGTATCCGGTACTGCGGACAATGGAAACTACGACTGCCATGTACTTCTGAAGATCGGCACACGCCAATTCTCTCGGCAGACGAAATGATTCATCATCGTCAACAGTAAGTTCACTTTCCAGATGGAGCATACACGACGCCCACTCTGCCAGTGCCATAGGCGAAGTATGTCCGAGAAAGTCTTTCAGGCACGCACGACCGACGACCTTGTATTCTTTGGTAACGATGTTGTGGACCACGAAGGTCTCATTCCGTTTGCGTCTGGTGTGACAGTGATCACACTCGCCGGTACGCTCCACGAATCCTGTGCAGTCGTGTTGTGTATCTCCGGGCACGGTCTGGATGATGTTCCCGTGTTCTGTTGGGGAGAGTACCGCGACAAACTGCCAGTCCTTGTACTTCGGAGAATCCCCATAGATAGAGACTTCCACGCGGGGGCACAGATTTCCGTTCCATGACTTCTCCTGAGTCTCGGACCAGTAAGTCGTACCAGACGGGTTGCGGCACTCGTAAAGCGGTGGTGCCGGATTGGTGGAGATAGACATCGGAGCGACTCCGAGTTTATTCGCCCGTGCGTTCAGTTTGAAGATGATTGCTTTCAGCCAGTCCAGCTTGTGCTCTGGGATAAAACGAACTACCTGCATTGTTATAACTCCTGTGAAGTGTCAGAAAAAGAAACCAGTCAGATCAGAACCCTGACAGCATTAGATCCCACACCGTCTGAGAGAAGTGGTTGGCGGGACGGTCAGAATAAACGAGCAACATAATATCTGTCATATCCCCATCAGGAGTCGTATAGCACGTACTGGTTGGGGTATCCTGAATTGAGAGTGGATAGTTCGCGTAGGCGGCTCGCTGTTCTTGCTTCATATGTTTCCGAGTCATCGCCAGTGCCTGCTGGAGTACGATGATCAGGATCACAGGCGACATCTTGTACGCCTGAATGTAGTAGCCTTCGTTGCTATCATACATTTCGCTTTCGAAACACTTACGTCCGGTGAGTTTGACGATTGGACAATCACCGCACGGTACTTCCTGCTCGAAGTGGGTGTACACACGGCAGAGCGAACAACTCTGACTTCCGAAGATGAACAAGTCTCCCTTTGGCTGTTCGACGATGTCCGTCCTGCAGAACTTGTCAACAGCCAAACCGTGACGTTCAAGATTCTGGGGCAGGCGACCTTCCCACTTCCGGATGCTGTGCTCCAGCAGATGTACGTCAGAGACGCTGTCAGCAGCGACGTCAGCGGCATCAACCGGATAGAATTCTGATTTCCAACTTGTCAGCGACATGTTCAAACTCCTGTGCAGGTTTCTGGAAAAGTACCCGCCAGGATTCTACCAAACATTTCCGGAATTGTAAACAGTACTTTCCGGAAAATGTTTTCAGAACGGACATTCTTCCGGGGTGATCGGAAGTTCTACATTTATGGGAATATGTGCAACCACACCGTTAGGGAGAGTGACGCTCTTCCTGTTCGGATTGTGACGGTCTGGGTGAGGGTTATCCAGAGTCGCTGAGTGGATGTCGCTCCGTTCAAGCATCTCG